CTGAGGTAATCGACCCCCTCGAAGTCGACAGTGGTCAGACCGGGCTGCGCATCAATCGTGAGCCTCGTCAGGGTCGAGGGGAAATGCACCACCGACAAGGATTCGGACGACGGAAGGGTGACGACGGAGAAGTGACTGCCCCTGACATCGACCGTCTGAAGGCGTGTACACTGCGAGATGTCCAGCTGGCCCGTGGCGGTAGCGAGCCCACGTACCGTCAGTTCCCTGATGTTGCGTGCGGTAACGGTCACTGCGTTCGCAGCCGAAAGGACCGTATCGGTCCCGTCGGGATTGAAGCGGAAACGCTGGAGCATCTTGCCCGGGACCGTGAGTCCCTGCCCGGAATCCATCGGGACGTTCATGTCGCCGATGTCTAGGTAGTAGTTGATGCCCCTTACGGTGACTGTAGAGTCTCCAGTTACGTCGAACTGCTGATAGGCGAACGTCTGTCCTGCGGGCACACGCACCTTGCCGGATGCGGAAGGGGCGACATTTGACGAGCCCGAACCGATGCGGGGATACATCCACTTGCCGGGAGTGAGCTCGAAGGAATAGGTTCCGGTGGTCCCTCGGAAAGTGAACGCTCCGGGAGATGCCGTGGAAGCGGCGAATTCGCCGTACTCGCACCACGAACTGACATACATCAGGCGGTCCTTGAGCCAGTCGTACTCGCTCCAGAACTGCGAGCCGCAAGCCTGGGTCACGGGGGGCGTGTTGTTGGAGTACCGCCCTTCCTCCCTGTCCACCTGCGCCTGCATGTAGACGAGACGGGCGACCTCGTTGTACACGATTTCCGGATAGTACTGCTGGGCCTCAAGTATGCGGGAGTTGAGGTAGTCCGATGCGCTGCCGCTGATAGTCGCCATGGCGGAGAGCATGTTGCGCATCATCGTCTCCCTCTCGGTCGGGAACGCCGCCTCGACGAGGTTGTAGAAGCCGTTATCCTCGCCCTGCCAGTAGTAGTTGCCCGCCTCGTTGGTGTCGTGGAGTTCGACGTAGTAAGGCTTGCGGTTCTGGCCGACGTTGTTCGTCTTGAGGACGGTGTCGAGGTCGTCCTGCATCCAGCGGATCTTGAGGGTCACAGGGTCGACGTAGTAGTACGTGTTCTTCGCCCTGTTGTCGGTTCCGGCGACGAAGAAGATGAAGCAGTCATGGAAGAGCGCATCGTCCGTATGCATATAGTCGGAAGCGTTGCTTTTCCAATGTGAAGTCCTCTGAGATATGATGAGGTCGTTGATGGTAGACCACTGCCCGGCGGTCCATGTGGCTGTGCCTCCGAACGACTCGTACTGGGTACGGGCGTTCAGGGTCTCATATGAGGCGGTCCCGAGTTTCGTCACTCCGGCGGCGACCCAGGTGTTGTCGAGCGGAGACCACCTGAAGAGGTCGTACTGTGACGTCCCGAGAACGGAATCGGCCTGAGTCGTCCAGTATACCTTGGAATGGTCCACGGACGAATCGGCACGCAGCTGCGAGAGCGTTCCAGCATAGTACGTCACGCTGCGGTGATGGAGGTAATTGAAGTTGAAGAACGCCTTCACCGCATCGATGGCATCGGTGTCGGAAGGGTACTCGGAACTATCGTCGTCATCGGGGTCGACGTGGGCCGTCTTTCCGAAGCCGAAATTGATGTGTTTCTGACCGTTGTACATCCATGCCTCTTCGTCCATATCGTAGGTCACGTCATCGTTCCACGGAATCTTGAAGTTCGCCAGTTCGCGGTCATTGTCCGCACCCTCGACCATCAGCATGTGCGGGGTCGTATTCTTGTTGAAGCCGAAGGTGGGCTTGTCGCCCTTGCCCGCTCCCCATGTCATCTGATAGCGGAACGTCCATGAGTCACTGTCCGTCGCCCTGTGGAAGAACAGGTAAGGCTCCTCGAGGACCGTGAGACGTGCGGCGGGGTAGGAGGCGAACTGCCCGGGCTGGGACATGGCTCCCGTCGAGACGAGCTGCTTGAAAAGTTCGGTGTACATCTTGGTGAGACCCATCTTGTGGCCCTGAGGCGAAGAGGCGAAGTTGATTTTTCCGCAGGCCTTCTTGGCGCGGTACTCTCCGTCTGCCACGTAGATGTCCGAAACGGCGCTCTCGGTTCCGGTGAACTCATTGATGAACGTGGTATCGTCCGTAGTTTTCTGCTGCTGGTTCCAGTCATTGTACGTCATTGCGGTCGTCCCCTGACCGGAGTTCTCAATCTCGGTATAGGTGCCGGCGTTCTCTGGCTCGTCCGGTTTCGACACGTAGAGCGTGTTGCCGCTGGTCTTGCCCTTGCCGGAGTCCCCGTACTTGGCGAGATGACCCGTGAGCCCGATGACGTTGTATTTCTCTTTCGCCTTGCTAAAGTCGATGGTCCCGTTGTCACCGAGGATGTCGTTGCGCTCCGCAAAGGCTATCTTCTCGGCGACCGTGGAGTACGCCGCCTTACGGTCCTGCATCACCTCAGCGGTGGAGAGGGCCTTCTGGAGGCATCTACACCCGAATACGTCGACATCGGCGGAGCTGTTGCCTATGGCTATGGAGACCGCGCCTCCAGAGAAGACATCGGAGACCAGATAGTTGAACATCCTCTCGCATCTCGCGTCAAGGAATATCCTCACCCAGTTAAGGCCGTTCACGCCGTAAAGGATGTTTATGGTGATATATATACGCTTGCCCTCCGCCCACGAGGCGTTCTGGTCGTCACGGACACGGTTGTTCTGGGTCATCATGTAGATTTCGGTCGGGAGCAGACGTATCCCGAAAGCGTCCTCGTCCACGGGATGGGTGGTGCATATGTCGATTATCGGTTCGTCGTAGTCGAGGATGTTGTCGGTGCGGATGTCCAGTTCGAGCGTCATGCTCCTTCCCGTGGAATCGCCGGAACGGAAGTAGCGGAGAGGGTCGTACTCGATGGTCAGCCTTCTCCCCGCCGGGACATGCAGTGCACGGACCGTGCCTTTCGAGGCATCGTCAAGGTCTTTCTGCACCTCAACCCATCCGTCGCTTGTCATTCCGAAGCCTGTCCATGTCGAGGGGATAATGGTACCGTCAGCCGCATTGATTATGGTCTGAGGATCACTCTCCGCATTGGAACGGCTCGCAGGAGAGAGGATGAATTCAGCCCCGGACGTAGGGTTGTTGGATGCATCGTTCGAAATGGCGAAGAACACGGGTGCGGCAAGGTCGTTGCCGTCAGTGTCCTCAATGTGCATGTATGCGTATATGTCGGTGACCGACGTGTCCGATATCTCAAGACCCAGCTGAGTCGAGAGCGAGTACAGGACATTGTCGGAAGCGACCTGAGTCCATCTTGCGTATTCGACCGATGAGTCGGCGGAGTCAACGAGGCGGAACACCACGGTCATCGAGCCCTGTCCGGCGGTGTCAGCCGCCCAGTCGAAGAAGACCACGTCGGTCCAGTTGCTGAGGCCCTGCGCTATGCTGTTGACTACGACCACCGGAGAAGAGAGGGCGTTGTCGACCATGTACTGGGATTCTACCCATTCGGTCTTGACTGACTCGCTTATGTAGAGCCTCGCCCTTACCGTATGCACCCCGTCGGCGAGGATGTCGGCGAGCATTATCGAGTCAGTGAAGTCGAAGGGAGCCGCCGTTTCCGAAGCCGCTCCCGAAGACAGGCTCCGCGAGCACCCCGGGTCGTTATTGACGTATGAGTACTGGGCGACAAATCCGGAACCTATGCCTGTTCCGAACTCGAACTGGAGCGTCTTTGAAACCGCCCCGGTATAGTAGTAGGAGAGCGTGAGCAGTGACGTCCCGGTTACCGGAATCTGGAATGCTGTCCCTGGAGTGAGCGACAGGTTCACGACATTGAGCGTGAAGGAACGCCAGATGGAATTGGCGTTTGCTCCTTGCGCACGGAGACGGACATAGTTGGTCCCCGAAACGAGGAACGAGGAAAGGTCAAGTTCCGTCCAGTCTGAGAGATTGGCGGCAAGGATGGCGGTGGAGCGTGTCACCCATGAGCCCGTCGATGACGTGCGGGTCTGCAACACTACGCTCAGGTCTTCGGTGACATCCTCGCTTCCTCCGGCTGCATAGATGACACGAGACGTGCCCTTGACGCTGAGCTGGACGTCGGTCGTCGCCTGTATGGTGTCAGGTGTCGTCTGCAAAGTGAGTCCCACCGAGTACGTGTCAGTCTCGGTAAAGGAAGGCAAGGTGTCATATGAGAGGAGGAGGGACGATTCCCACTTGTCCTCATCGGCGAGGTCGTTCCACTCGTCGTAATCGTCTTCTGTCCTGAAGAGCGCGGTGACGTTGGATGTCCCGTCGGAGCCGGTCACTATCTTGACCACTCCGGCTTTCGAATCCAGTGACGTCTCAGCGGCGGCCATATGTTCCTGCAACTCCTGTGTGGCGTCGACATGCAGGTTAAACTCCGCTGCGGAGAGCTGGGCTTCGGGCTTCTTTTTATGCGTGCCCTCGCTTGTGACTTTCCCGTCGAGGGGTGTAAGGTCTATCATGATGCAATCCTATGTGTTGAACGTTATCGGGAATTCGTAAGTAAATCCGTAGTCGCCCTCGGCCTCGGCTATGAGCGTGTTGCCGAAATACAGGGCGACAAGGTCTTCGTCCTCGTCGTCGGTGACCACGAAGTACAGGGTATTGGCGGGGACATTGTCTTCGTCGATAAGTACATCCATCGCCGCTTCGCCTATCTTCCGGGACGGCAGCGATTTCAGCCCCTTGACGACCGTAAGCACGTTCCCCTCCTTGCTCACGTCCGTGACCACGTTGCCGTCGCCCGTCTTGACGAGCGAGGTCGCCGCTCCCGTGGCGAGGGTGGCGAGGGTGGTCTCCGCCGTGGTGAGCCGGGAGTTGAGGTTGTAACCGAGTGCCGCCGAAAGGGCGTGCCCGTCGTATGCGGAGGAGTAGGCTGGCCACACGAAGGTGGCGGGTGTGCTCCCGGAGGACGGAGTGAGTATGTTGACGGACGAGCCGCCGGAGCTCCCGGAGGTGTTGGACACGCCGAAGAACGAACCGAACGAATCGCCGTAGAAGCCGTAGTTGTTCTTGACGTGCACCGCGTAGGTGGTAGTGCCGCTTATGGTGACCGGGACCAGCTCGAACATGCTCTCGAGAGTCGTCAGCCTTGCCGATACGGAGGTGACCGTCGATGCGAGAGAGGTGACCGTCGACTGGAGGGTCGTGAGGTCAGACGCAAGGGCGTAGTCCGACAGCTTGCGGGTCGTGCCGTCGGTTATGTGGTCGAGGGTGGTGGGTATGTATACGGCCTTTGTCGCCGTGGTGTCGTAGGAAAGGGTTCCGGCGAAGGTTCCGGCGTAGAAGGCCACGGCGTGAAGGTCATCGATGCTGACCTTTGTGGCGAGATCCGAAAGGGTGGCGTAACCCGCGAGAATTTGAGATATGGAGGACGATGTCCCGCCGGATATGACCGATCCGTCGGAACCTGTCACATATAATGCCGTGTCGATGCCGGAGACTTCGAGTTCCACCGCGGGGAGCGACAGCATCGATATGCTCAGCTCGTCATTCAGGAGGTCCCACTGGAATGTCTCGACGATGTAGTCTATCTCGCCCGATTCGGCGAAGAAAGGAATCGCGGAATTTTTGGGGACATTGAGCGTCCCGTCTTTCCGCAATCTGGGCAGCGCCCACCCCATGGCGTAATCCTGCGCCATGATGTTGAGGTAAGTGTCCCCCTCCAGGAGAGGTGTCAACCATTCGGATGCCGTAGATCCTGATATGGCCGGGTAGCCCTGGAAAAAGGACCGGGGACCGGAATAGTCTATCGTGTCCGACATTCCGAGCTCCACATCGTCCGCCGTTCCCCTCGCCCCGTTGTCGAGGTATACCGTAGCCTGTTCGCCCTCGGCCACGTCCGCCGCCGAAAGGGAACAGTGCGAAATTATCGTGTACCGGTCATACGCCCTCGCTTCAAGGGTGACCGTAAGGGAGGAAGGGTCGTGGTACTCCCCGAGCGCAGCGGAAGAGAATGGTATGAAGATTTCTATCTCCGTCAGATCATTCTCGGTGCCGCTGGTTCCGGCGGGGACCGTAAGTTCGTAAAATGCGTTCTCTTCTGTCCATTTCGCCGCAGTGTACCGTGTGAAAGTTCCGACCCTGTTGCCGAAATGCAGTGTCACGTCGGTGTCGTCGGAATCCTGCGCTGCCATGCTTATGTGGGCGAAGAGGTAGAAGGATGATTCGTTCTCGGTCGTGACGACCGGGAGAGTCATACGAGCCTTGACCAACAGCCTTATGGTGTAATTCGGAGAATCGATACTGATCTGCTGGGATATCGACCCGCCTTCGGAGGATGTAAGGTTGTCGTCCTTCTTGAGTCTGTACCATGCATTCCCGTCCTCGTCGCTCTCCCATACGGCATTGCCTTCCGTTGTCCATGCCGTATCGGTGGCCATGTCAGGGTCGGCAAGTGCGGAAGCCACGACATAATAGGGAGCTCTCACCACTCCTTTGGACTTGGCCGGTTCCACGCCAGCCGACAGTCGCCCTATCGGCCAGTTGTCCCCGTCATCCATGGAGGTGATCTCCATTATGCGGCTTGATGTAGCGGTCCCAGCTGTGATGTTGCGGAGACTCACCAGTCTCTCTCCCGTACGCGATGATGTCGTCTCGAGGGAGGATATGTCGGTAGCGCGGAATATCAGCCACGCGTCACCCATCCGGGTGATGCAAGCGTTGAGCCCCGAGAGTACCGTCTGGAGCACGTCGTAATCCGTCTCCCCGTCAAGGTACGTGTAGTCCACCGACACGGAAGACAGAAGGTCGTCTGCGTCGAGGTCGTCTGCCGTCAGCGCCGATGCGGTGCGTATAGGGAGGTCCTGTCCTGTCTTGGCGAGTATGTGTTCGAGATGCGCCTTAAGTGTCCTGTCGGCGCCCGAGAATGATGTGGACTTGAGCTCGCCGAGGCAGTCGGTGGCCGTTATCTTGACGTCATAGGGCGGTGCGATATCCGGCTCGCTGTAGAGCTCGGTCGATATGTATCCGGTCCACACCACCGCCCTCGTGAGGGAGGGCGCGTTGGACCTGTCGAGGGTGACAAGGAACTCCTTCGGGTCAGCGGTGTACAGCGCGGCGAACTCGGTGTCGACCGCACATTCGGCGGTTATCTCAAGTGACGTGCCCCAGATGTGGTCCGACGTGTCGCGCCTGAGCACCGGGGACCCTCCGAGACGACGGTACATAGGATCACCCTCGTACCCGTCCTGCGAGATCGTGATCCGGTAGTCGGTTCCGTTGGCGCTGGCGAAGTTGAATATGTATATCGGTGCGTACGCCATATCCTATGTTGTCGCCATGCGGCGCTTGTTTTCATTGGTCAGTACGGTGACAAGGTCAGATCCGGAAGCCTTGAGGGTCCCGGTGACCTTCACGTTGAGCTCCCGCTCGTTGTATCCGGTGGCGGCAGCAGCCGAAGAGGAGGAGTACCCTCCCGACGCCACGCTTGACGATGCCGAGTAACTGCCGCTCGCGATATTTTTCAGCCCGGCCTTGACCGCCGCACCGAGGGCGACGAGGGCCGCACCGGCGGCGATGGCTATATAGGGGTTGTCCATATTCAGGGCGGCCTTTATGCCTATCATGGCGGTACCGCACTGGATGGCCATCTTGCCCACCGACTGCATCATGTCCGCGAGGGAGGTCAGCGCCGTCTGCGAAAAGTTGCTCCATGCGTCCCCGCCCGTGGCGAGGTCGCCTACCAGCTGGCCTATGCTCTCGGCTGTGGACACGGCTATCTGCTGGAGAAGCGAGTTGAGTTCGTCCGTGATGTTCTGGAGCTTGCTGTCGTCGAGCTCCACGCCCACGTACACCCTCACGTGCTCGCCTATCTGGGCGTCCAGGATGGACTGGAAATTGTCCTTGTCGACCTTCGGGATGATCTGTGCGGGTATCTGTACGGTCGCCTGAGGGGCGCTGAATGTCGGGAGCGCGGTGGAGGTGACACTGCCCCAGTCGGCGAGCGCAGTCCTCGATTCCTTTATGGCGCGGGCGTACTCGAGCTGTTTGAGGTATTCCGCGCTCTGCTTCCCGGCCTCGGTCGTCAGAGACCTCGACAGCCTCTGGAGGGAGCGCATCTCGTCGCTCTGCTGGCGGACAAGATCATTGAGCTGGATTTCAAGCTGCGCTTCCTTCTTCGTATCCTTCACGTTGTTTAAGGCGAGGTCGTTGAGCGCCCTCTGATCCTCCAGCTTCTGCCTGGCGAGCGGTATTTCGATCTCGTATTTTTTTCTGATGGCGTCTTCGGCGTCGGCGAGTGCCTTGGTCCTTTCCGCGAGGGTCAGCGACGTGTCGGTCATGTCCCTCTTGTACTCCGCTATCCTGGCATTGAGTTCGGACAGCTGGACCATATCGGTTATCTCTGCTTTGGTGGTTTCCCCCTGTCTGGCCCCGATAACCTCCGCCTGCTCAGCCACGGCGACCGCTTCCTTCGCCGCCTTGTTCGCGGAGCTGATGTTTTTGCCGATATTGAAGATCATCCCGGCGGTACCGAAAAGGGCATCCTTCCAGTCCGTGTCGACCACGGAGTCGCTGAACCATCCGGTGAACGCCGTCTTCGATTTGGTGGTCAGGTTCGTCCACCACTTCTGCACGGTGTTCATTTGCTCGGCGGTGTCCTGCCCCAGCGCCCTGAGGTTGTCGTGCATGGCCTGGCGGTACGTGGATATCCACGCTTCCTGGGCCATTTTCATGTTCAGGCCGTCGATGGTGTTGGAAAAGTTCTCAGCCTCGTCCTTCAGCGACTTGAACCCGGCGATGAGGACACCGACTCCGACTCCGGCAATCCCGGCGGAAAGGGCGTTGACTCCCTTAAGCATGGAGCCGAGACCCTTGACCGCTTCGTTGGAGCTCTTGGTCATCTTCTGGCCCATGCCCTGTATGGCCGAGGTCATCTGCTGGATCTTCCCGACATTGACGCCCATCGCCTCCCCTATTGAAGAGAGGGCCGATTCTGACACTTTGCCGAAGTTCCTGACGTCCGTCCTGGCCTTCGCCAGCTCGGACTTCATCGGTGACGCGTCAGCGGATATGACTGTCTTCAGGTTAGCCTGTCTTGCCATCTTCATCAAATTTTTTCAGGAGCGCTTCCGCGGATGCCCGGCGCTCTTCGTCGGTCATGGAGTCGATCGCCCTCACCGCATCCACGAGTGACCCGGACGGGTTGCCGTCCCACGGCATCGGCCAGAACTTCTCCACCTCGGCCATCCTGTATCTGCGCTCAACTTGGGTATTGAAAAGGCGGACTGTCGCGCCGCGGATCAATTCTCCGACGTGCCGGCGGTCCGCCTCTACCTGTTGTCTGTAGGCCCACATGGCCTCGTAAAATTCACCGACACGCGTCTCCCCGAACTCCCTCCTGTCCATGTGCAGGAGTCCGATGGCCCAGCCTCGGACCATCCCGAGAGTAAGCGGGTCAGCGCCGTCCGCTACTTTTTTTTTGAGTCCCCGTCAGCCACTGCAGGAGTGGACTGGCGCGTATATATCTCAAGGAAAGCGTTGATCTCTCTCCCGTCCAGCGACACCATGGCCCCGATGTCTTCAGGGGTAAAGCGGTCGGAATGTCCTTCCAGACGCTCACCCTCGTTGATGCATGCCGCCATCAGTCTCTTGACGCCTTTCGGTGTCACATCTCTGACCAGCTCGGAAAGGTCGTCGAACGATGACTTCCCCGCCAACTCAAGGATGTTCTCATAGGCGTTCCAGTTGACCTCGACGCGCAGCTTGCGTCCTCCCAGCTCAATGTAGTCGGTCATGGTCTATGCTTTAAGAGGTCGCGGCGGTGTACGTGACATCTCCGGTGGTCTGGAGGTTGAGGCCGTAGGTGGGGTCCTGGTCGATGGATGCGGGTGTGCTCTCGTTGTAGCCGGTTATGATTGCCTTCCCCGAGAGTGTCGCCCCGCTGTCGCAGAGGTAGGAGAAATTGATCTCGGCGGATGCCCCTGTCTCCAGGCTCATCTCGAGCACCTCATCGCGCGTGAGCCTTGTCAGGTTGCCGGGCTCGTTGGATGCGATTCCGGCCACGGTGAAAGTCACGTCGTGTCCGGTGACCTTGCGTTTGGTGACACCGGAGTCGTCCTTCGTGATGGACTCCTTTATGACGGCCGATATGTTGAGGTCGTCCTGAGTCACGGCGAGGAGCTGCTTGGGAGTGCTCCCCAGTTTGAGTATAACGTTGTATCCGTACATGGTTAATATTGCATTATGATGTAGTAAAGACTTATCGTCCACACTCCCGCCGAGCGGTCACGCTCACGGCGGTCGAACTGCAGCGCATATCCTGTCACCGACACGGCGGAGAAGACTTCCATGATCTGGTCGGCGATGGATTCGGCTTCGTCGAAATCGTCGGATACGACACGGAGGGTGGTTGCTGACCTGTAGGAGGCTATGCCGTCCTTGGTATACTTCGGGGTCACGTCGTTTTCGTAGGTGACGTAGGGGTACTCCCCCGTCTCCTCTTCGGAAAGAGCGACAGGCACGTCCATCGCCTCAATCAGCGACGTGACGTATTCCCCTATGGTTTCCTCAAAGTATGTCATTGTATGTCGTATCCTTTCTTCCTGAGGTGCTCCTTGAACGCCGCCAGGAACTTGTCCGCCGTCCCGCTTGCCGGACCGTCATAGAAGTTCAGGTGCGGCTGCCCCCTGTTGTTCCTTCTCTTCGGTACCGATTTTTGGACGGGCCGCCTGAACTCATGGGACGGGTCCCTCCGCTCGATGGTGCCGTAGTTCGACCAGTACGCTTTGTCCCACAGGCCGGGTATCTTCTTTTTCTGAAACATCCCTATGTGGGTGGACAGTGTGCCGTCGGAAAGTATCCTAACGGTGGAGGTCACCAGTGTCCTGTACTCCTTGGGCATCTTCGCCCTCAGATCCTTCGCAGCTTCCTTCGCCGCGGTCCTTGATGCGTCCTTGGCGTCCTTCAGAAGTTCCTCGGGAGCTTCCTTGTACATCCGCATGACGTCGTCAAGTCCCTCTATCCTGACACCCATGGTCAATTCATCGTCCGCAGGGTCAGTACGCAGAGGGGCGATGTGCGCGACACCGGGTCGATGGCCGAAATGCCGTACATCATGTCACCTACCTTTACCTCCCACCGGGTGGTAAGAGCGGCGACCTTGTAGATGGTGAGCCGCACGGTGTCCCCCTGTTCGAGGTTGTATTCCGCGACCGATTCGCCGACGTCCTGCTCGACCTTCGCGAAGACCGAGGAATGGAGGGTACGGGTCTTGACGATCTGCCCCTGCGACCCTTTCCCCATCTCGACGGAGTAGAGCTGCACGAGGGTGTCCATCTCGCCTATGTTTATCCTGTTCTCCATTTATCTCAGTTCCCAGCGGCGGTAGCGCCGGAGAAGGCTGTAAGACGCGTTGGTCAGCACCTCTACGGTGTCGACCGGGTTGTTGAACATGGCCGACGCCTTGAGGATGATCGCCTGGCGGATATCGTTCGGCACTCGGGCCATACCTGCGACGTAGGTCACGTCCACGTAGTTGCCTTCAGTGTCTTCCGGCATGATCAGCCCGTCACGCAGTGTCCACGTGCATTCCCCGATGTCGAGCGGTTCCCCGTCGACTTCCACCCCGGTCACGCTTGAGCAGGTCCGGGGCAGAAGCACTACAGGAGCGGGGAGGGCAAATCTCTCGGTGATCTCCGACAGGCCGATGGTCGTGCCTATCACTCCCTCGGCCCATTCGATGGCCGAAAGGAGTTTGGGCTCAAGTTCGGTGTCGAGGTCGGTGGACGTTATCCTCAGGTTGCTCCTGAGTTCAGCCACCGTGACCGGCATTGACTGTATTGTCCTGTCGATGACCATCTCGATTCGGAATTAGACGGTGATGTCCTGGATAGCGGCGAACGACTTGGGCTCGACGACCTTGACGTCGTTCCATGCGTTCATCACGATTCTCACCTCAGCGGAAGCGGCGAGGGTGTAAGGGTCGGCCACGAGGTCGAGTCCGCCCCATTCACCTATCCAGAGGTCTTCCCAGTTGCCGAAGATCATCGCGCTGCATGCGGTAGATGTTCCCTTGGTGAGGGTGCTCGGCACTACGTTGCTGAAGTCGTACTTGTACCCGTTCAGCATGTTAGGATTGGCGCCGGAAAGGATGTAGTCGAGGTTGGTTCCTCTCTGGGTGGTCTTGAGTGCTCCGTTGACCTTGGCGTTGGTGAGGTATCCGAGCTTGCCGCGGTTGGCGTTGTTCGCGTTGACCTCGGTTTCAAGGGCGACGACCTTGGCCCATGTGATGGCTCCGCCGTTGGTTCCCATGGCGACGCTGCCGATGTTGGAAGTGTTTAGGATACCTGTAGGCTGGTTGCTTGAGCCTGTACCTGCGATAGCCGCCTCTTCGATGAGCTGGGCGTGTGCGTTCATGAGCTTCTCGTAGAGGAGGTTCTCGACATCAAGAGATGTCTGGCGGAGAAGGTCCTTGGTGAACGCCACCGTGGCGGCGTTGCGGTGAGGAGTCATGGTAGCCTTCGCGAAGGTGCTCTTGGACACACTCGCGCTGCCAGCCTCAGCGAGCCATGACGCGGAGATGTCGCTGGCGCTGATGACGGGAAGAGTACCGACGAGATTGGTGAGTACGGTAGCACCGAGGGACGCGACGACAAGTTTGTTGCGGAGAGCCTCAGTATACTTGGCGGACATTTCCTCGACGAGGTAGCCGCCGTCTGCGTTTGTTCCGTAGTTCTGTCCGGCAGCGGCACGGGCGAGAATGAAGGTGGGGATCACGCGGCCCTGGGCTGCGAGACCGAGCCTCTGATACTCGGCTGCGCCTTCAGCGGCGGCATCAGCCTCGATTCCGGTGAGTTTTCCGTCGATGGACTCGCGGATGAACTTGATGAGGGAGAACCTCTCACCCCTCTTTGCCTCCTTGTTGGCGAAACGCTCTGCGGCGATGGCCTGTTCGGCGGCCTCCAGTTTGTTGGCGGCGTTGAGTTCGGCGGTGAGATTGTCAATGTTGTCGAGCGCCTTCTTCAGGGCCTCGGCATTCTCGGCTTTGGAGGCGTCAATCAGCCTCGCCTCAGCGACGGCAGCCGAGAGATCCTTGCGGATGTCTGCAATTTTTCTCATTTCAAAAAAAGGTTAGTTATTAGTGCAGCAAATATCTTATCCCCGAAGGGCGAGCTCTGCCTGAGCTATGGCGATGCGCTTCTGCGCCTCGCCGGTCATGTCGGGCTCCTCAGCGGCGGGAACGGTCTTCGCCTCTTCCGCCTTGCGGATCTCCGTCATGTAGTCGTCTTCCTCCACTCCCTTGCGCACTGCATTAGGGTTGGAGGGTATGTTGACGACCGACACCTCAAGGAGCTCCTGCCCCTCGAAGTAGTAAGTCTCGTTGTCCTTGCGGAACGCCTCGTCGCCTTCGCCGAAGTGTCCGGTCCCCAGAGGGAGGAACCCTACGGATACGGCCTTGAGGCTTCCGAAGAGCAGCTTCTTGTATATCTTTTCGGCCAGCTCGTTTATCTCGGCGGGCTCGAACTCCACGTCGACCATCAGTTTGCCGCCCTCGGTATAGGCCCTGCCCTTGCCGATGACGTTGTCCGGGTTGTCGGTGTCGCCCCATGAGCCGTACACCTTATGCTGGTAGCCGATGATGCCGTTGCGGTTGAACCGTTCAAGGTCCCAGCCGTCCGGGTTGAGTACGGTCCCGTGCGAATCGCGGGAGCCGTCGCTGGCGATGAAGGTCATCGTCCTTGACTCCCCCTCTCCCTTGCGGATCTCGAGGTTGTCGAACGACCTATGCTGGATCTGTGTCATTTTTCTCTTCGTTTGATGTCGTCTGCGGCCCGGCCCCGACCATCCCCGTGTTGAGCGGGTACAGCATCACGTCAAGGCCGTCCACATGTTCAAGTCCTTCAAGTTCGCGCACCTCGTTGCGGGACATGTATCCGTCGAGGATGGCGTTGTGGTAGAATGCGCTCCTTGCCTGGGTGTCACCACGGAGCAGACCGTCAAGGATGAACTTGACGTCATACTTCGCCTGTTCCCTTTCGGTGAACAGCTTGTACTCAAGTTCCATCTCGAGCTTCTTGATGACAGGGCGCAGGGTGTACTGCACGAACTGGATCGTCTGGTGCTCGATATTGGAGAAGGTGGCGTGGGTGAGTTCCGCAAGCATGTGCGGAGGGATGTTGAGGATACGGCACACGTCAAGCACCGAGTATGTCTCGCTCTCAAGGAGCTTGGCGGCCGTAGGATCTATGGCGACCTGCTTGTACTTGATTCCGTACTCGAGGAGCGGAGTCTTATAATTGTCGGATGCCGCATCGTAGTGGGCGCGGAAGGTGTTGTATTCCTCGTCGCTCATGTGGCCGTCGGTTTCAAGCACAGCCTTGATCTCGCCGCGGCGCTTGTAATACTCTCCGGCGAACTTCTCTATCGCCACCGACTTCCCGAGTGCCATGGCGTTGGCGAGGACCGGGTTCATGCCGATGATGCCGTCCTGCGAGAGCAGCATGAAGTGCAGCATGTTCTCGTCCGGGTATATGCCGTTGAGGAAGGAGAGGTCATTGTCAACCCCTGACACCTTGTACCACTTCTTCCCCTTCGACATCGCCACCGTCACGCAGTCAGGGTGCACCTGATGCAGTGCCACGGGAGTTCCGTCCGCGTTGCGTTCGATGACCGCATACGCATTGCCCCACCCTTCCAGCCATGTCAGCAGGACGGACCAGAAGTCGAACACGTTGGTGTATCCGTTGGGACGGATGTTGATGAGGCGGAAGGCAGGGTGCTTGACCCTTTCTGACATCCCTGTCTTGGTCTGCACCCTCACTGTCTTCGGGAGCGATGCGATGTTCTCGGCGATGATCCGCACTCCGGCGTAGAAGGCGGTGACGTTAAGGGCCGTCTTCGTATTGACCTCCACCCCGAAGTCGGCGGGGGGCATACTGAAGACTGAAGGGGCCGAGTGATATATCGACCTCTTCTGGTCCTTTTTTCTGCCAAAAATGCCGAAAACTGCCATAAACACTTGATTTTCGGCAATTTTCGCCCTTTTATTTCACTTTAGACTGAAATTTTTTTCGTTTGTTGAGTTTTTTCTTAGCGAAGGAGTCCCGGTACATCCGGAAGGCGTCGAAGCTGGGAAAAAGAGGTTCCCCGTACACCTCTTCCCGCCTGGTGTCGATGGTCTCGTAGACCTCCCTCTGTGATACTGTCGGCGTGGTCTTTCTCCGTTCACGGAGCTCCTCCCAGAACACGCTCACGAACGCTCCCCTTGTAACCAGTCTGCTGTCGTCCATTTTCACAAGACACGTAAAGTATGTTGAGTATAGATTTCCTTGCTCTCCCCGCTCGTGAGGTTCAGCCATCCGTAGATGGCGTCGACAAGCGCCACCACCCCGTCTATCTTGTTCCTCGATTTCGCCTTGTTGAGCTTGATGTTGGCGTTCGGGTCCACATACACCACCACGTTGCCGAACATCCACCTTATGACCGGATTGGAGCCGAAGTTCATCTCCTTCTTCATGATTGACCCTTCCATCCACTTGGTGGGGACGGACATGTTGCGTATGTTCTGGGGACACTCGACGAGCTTTTCCGTATATGAGCCGAAGCGGTTCCTGAGGTTCCACATCGCCCAGGGGTCGTACGCTATGCACTGCACATCGTACCTGTTCAGTTCATTGAGCAGGTAGTCGAGATACCAGTCTTCGTCAAGGGTGTTGCCGGGGGTGATGGTCACCCACCCCTGTTCGCACCAGCGGCGGTAGTCGACACGATCCTCCAGAGCGGAGACCTTAGCCTCAGGAATCACGAACAGGAAACGTGCGTACTTGTATTTCGGGAAGTAGAACGCCACCGCCGTGATGTCGCTCTTGCTTGCGAGGTCGATGCCCACGTAGCACTTCTCCCCGGTGACGTCAGGGGCCGGGCCGTTGTTGGCGAGGATCACGTCATCTGGTATCCACACATCAGGAGCATCGACCCACACGTTGAGGTTCTTCGTCAGGAACGCCGCAAGGTACGTGCCTCCCCTGAGCTTCGCCTCCTCGCACTCGGACCTCATGTAGTCGATGCTGAGCGACACGCCGAGGTTGGGGTTAGCCTTGTACCATGTGCTCTCTTCCTTCCAGTCGTCCCCCTCGTCCGGAGTGAAGAGCAGGATGAAGTGGTTGTCCTTCTCCTTTCGGCCGAGCAGGATATCCTTGTACGTCTCGATGTCATCAAAGTAAGGATTGCTCACGTCCGTTCCGGCGGTGGAGATGGAAAGGAGCATCGGCTGGAGCCTTGCTCCCATACCAGTCTTGATGACATCATAAATTTCGTTGGTGGGCCATGCGTGGCGCTCGTCGCAGATGGCGGCATGAATGTTCAGACCATCCTTGTTCTTGGTGTCCTTGGAAAGGGGCCGGAAAACCCCGGCGTTGAACGGGGCCTTCATCCCCCACTGGTAGGGCTTCGTGTCGGGTCCGAAAATTGATGCCCTTATGAGCTCCGCCGATGCGTCATAGCAGAGCCGCGCCTGTTGCTGGTCGACTGCCGCCGTGTATACCTCCGGACCAGCTTCGCCGTCCTTGAGCAGGAAGTAGGCCGCGAATACCGCCGCAAGGAAAGTCTTTCCGTTCTTCCTTGGAACGTAGATGTCTGCATAGGTGTACTTTCTGGTTCCGGTGGTTGACTTCTTCAGGCCGATGATGTTCGCCATGATGAACATCTGCCAGGGGAGAGGCTCGAACCGCTGCCCTGCCATCGGACCCTTATAGTGCCTAAACTCCCTCGAAAATCTGACTATGCGGTTGAACGCCTTTTCGTCAAAGAAGAGGTCGTCCCTCTCGAGGTCGGCGTTCCACCTCTCTATCGCCTTCCTTTCATAAAAGCACGACGGAACCCGGAAGGATATCACATCGTCGCACCATTTCTGGACAATCTCGAGATTAGTCATCGGCTTCCTCCCATTCCTGTGACGCGGACTTCTTCGGCGGTTCCTCTCCCTTCAGGCGTTTCTTGCCCAATGGAGTGAACCCGAACATGAGCGCCAGGTTCGCTATCTGTTTTTCGGCATCACGGCGGATCTTCACCGCCGGGTTGGCGTCGTACTTGTCGTTGCCATAGCGGTCGACTCCCTTCAGTACCATGCCGAGTTCGTCAATCTGCTTCTGAGCTTCCCTCACGTCAATCTGCGCCTGGGCGTAGAGAGCGACGAGAGGAAGGTCGCAGGATCTGAGTGTCCCCTTCGCGATGAGGAAACGGCAAGCCTTCATGTATTCCTTCCGGGCGGCGGTCCCCAGCGACAAGTATGATGTCGTCAGGCATTGCCCGGGCTTGGTTAGCAGTTCAAGTTCTTCCTTCATCTTTGCACCGAATTTTCAAAAATCACTTTTCGTGGGAGCGAGACTCCGGGGTGCGGTCTTGGGCCGATGCCCCGAAGAGATTTTGGCCCCCTACCCCTCTGCCTTCGGGATGGGCCTTCCTCCATCTCGCTATCCTCGCCTTGTCCCGGTTTCCTTTCTCAGCGTTGCACCTGTCGCACAATGCCTGGAGGTTGTGTATGTCGTAGAAGTCATCGCATACCGGCCATGGCACTATGTGGTCCACGCAGGTGGACGGCACTATCCTTCCTGCTCTCTCGCACTCCGCACATATAGGATGCGCAACACGGAAGGAACGTGACAGCCTTGTCCACCTGTAGGTGTGGTAGGGGTCGTCGGACCTCTCTCTCCGGTAGGGGACCTTGCCCACGGCGGAATGCTCCTGGGCCTCCTTCTCGGAATCCCAGGGCAACTTTTCAAATCTCTTCCCCATCGATGTATCTGCTTACTTTGTCCCTGAAGTCCTCGATGCCGTAGCATACGATGTACTTGTAACCCTGCGCCTCGACTTCTTTCTGCCAGTCCTTCTGAGACTGGGACTGCTTGCCGCCCGGCTTTTTCATCTCGATGCACAGGCCGTGACAGTTCCCGGCAGGATACAACAGCAGAAGGTCCGCAACACCTGCGACCACTCCCTCAGCTTTGAGGATGGCGGCTGTGACGGCATTGCGGGCCCCGCCGTTCGGCACGGCGAAAAGCAAAGGGGTAAGGGGGCGGTACTGTAGACGGAACCACCCTACACATGCGATCTGTATATCGCTTTCGATATGTCTCATAAAATCATTACCTTTGTGTGCCTACCACGGCTAATCGTCGGCAATGATTACTACTCTTCCCTCTCCGCAAGGAGGGGGATTTTTCGTTTATAAAAACTCCGGGCGGGGCGCATTGCCCGGAGCATTATTGTAACAACCAAACAAACAACATTTCAGAATGAAGACGTGCGCCCCTCGACGCATCACTGCGGCGATGATTCTTCCTCGAAGTAGTAGCTCTTGCTCTTCCCCTTGCCGACCTTGCCGCTCATGCATGAGAGCAGGAGCAGGAACTCCTGCGGCAGCCAGTCGGGAGGGCATTCCGTCCACTCTCCTCTGAGAAGGACATATGTAGTGTAGTCCTCATATGGATAATCGCCCGTCGGACCTGTCCGTGTTACCTTCCACTCCATAGACTTTCGAAGTATACGTCCATCCACCCGTACTGGCCCTGTATCATCCTGTAGCGGTCCAGACGATTACTAAACCTCAGCATGTCCCTTCTTCCCCGCATCGCATCGAGCGGTTTGGAGCGAGGGCCGTAGTAGTCTTTCGCAGCGAAGCAGAATGCATCTCCGTATTCGTCTATCCTCCGTGCGAGGTATCCCGGAGAGAGGATGATTTTCCTTGCTTTAGCGATTTGTTTCGGTGTCATCTTTTGTGATTTTGTCTATCAGTTCCTGTAGTTCTATCCTCAATATCGGATTCGGCTGGGCATCGCCCAGTATCTCCCCGATGCGGGACTCGATGATGCCGATGATGTCCTTCTCGGCTCGTTCATAACCAAAACGGAATATGACTCTATCCCGAATGTGATAATCTGCCGGAAATGCCATCAATGCCACATGTTGTGCTCTTGTCATTTCTCTTCCTCCAGTATTATTATTTTTACCTTTTTGTAGCGGTTTTTGTACCGCTCCATACTTGCATTGAAATCTTCTTGGGTCATAATCATATCTTAAAAAATCTCCTCCTTCGGCCTGTAAACCCTGTTGACTAAATAATAATGGCTACCCGGAGGGGCGTTGTTATTGATTCATCCCGTTCTGCCAGTACTTGATTTTGGCATCATATCCTTCCGCTACTGTTCCGTCCGTCCACTTGTCGCAGTGCTGGGTAGGCTTGCGGTAGGTCCACTTGTTTGCGAGGCAGTACCCCACTCCGAGGATGCCCCCGTTCGGTTGCCAAAAGAGGCAAGTCTTGCATATCTTCTCAGTCTTGTCCATATCAATCAATGTCAAAAAGCGTAGGGCCTTTCAGCCGTTCCTTCTCGTCCCTCACATACTCTTCATATCTCACGCATTTCCCCTTATAGGTACATCTTGCGTGTAGCGGTATGCTGTAGTGGCATCCGTTGCAGGACTCCTGGCCGTAAATCTTGAGCCATCCGTCATACCTTAGCAGCATACTCATGGTCTTCGCAATTGTGGTTATCGGAGCGGATTGCCCTGCGGATAATCCGCCTACCTTTAAGTATCACACAAGCATCGTCTATCTCACCATGGGATGTCTCCACCCATGGAAGAAAGTGTCTGCATGACCTGCATCTCTTGTAATCGCTAGCCATAACTTAATCTACTTTATTAATGTTGATTATATCCTGCAAAGACCATTTTGCAGGTCGGATAAAAGCCTCGGCTTGCTTCATAAACTCATTCTCTTGGGAGGTACGCTCCCACTTGATGGAGTGCATAAGCGTACACGCTGCATCTAGGTGTGTTATCGCTTTTTCTATCCGGTGTATGTCTGCTTGTCTCATTTTTGTGTATTTATAGTCTTCAAAAAATCCCCTCCTTCGGCCTTGTAAACCCCGTGTTCGTTAATATCTGGCTACCCGGAGGGGCTGTTGTTACTCAATGTCAAACAATGACATAGATATATGGTCTTGACCTTCGGGAACCCATAACCCTTCCTCCATTATTTTCCCCGTACCCTTCCCGTTCATTAAGGCCCTTTTACCTTTCATCGCCACTCTACGAAACCCTTCCGGCATCGAATACTCGCTTATGTATACGGGTGCGGTCTGCTTCCTTACCCAATCATAAAAGGCTTCATGGTCGAACTTAAATCCGTAATCCGTGGTCCCCTTGTATGGAATATCGCAATATACCACCGCTTCGTCCGGTATCACCACATCATGGTAATCGCTCTGAAGTCTCTGAAGTCTCTGAAGTCTCTGAAGGCTCTGAAGGCTCTGAAGTCTCTGAAGGCTCTGAAGGCTCTGAAGGCTCTGAAGGCTCTGAAGTCTCTGAAGTCTCTGAAGGCTCTGAAGGCTCTGAAGTCTCTGAAGGCTCTGAAGGCTCTGAAGCAACATCTGTAATCCCACTATCCTCTCGTAGGATTTGTCCAACGCTGGCATGAAAGTCTGCATCTTCTCATAGTACTCTTTCGTAGGGAAGGCCCATTGTGATTTCCCGAAATAGTGACCCGCCATCTGAGTGCCGAGCCGGTCCTGCACCTCCCTCTGTGAGAGTCCCGAAGACCTCAGACCCTCGAGAAGATACTGCCGCAATTCTTCGGAGTTCCTCTCTATCTTACCCTCCAGGTCCCTGACCAAACTCTCATATGACTCAGTGGACAGCCATACCTCACGCATATACCATTCGATGTACTTGGCCTTGTATTCCTCCATGTGCGAGACGATGTCTCCACGGGAGCCGTCCGAGTCGATACCAAACCGCTTTAGTTCCGATGTATCGCCCCATACTCTTGCATAATGCAGCGCACGTTTCCAATATTCGACCTCTTTGGAATACAAATAATCTCGTGCGTCATTCCCGAAAGACCAACAATAACGCACATACGGGTCAGTATCCTTGAGCCGGAAGAAATCTTCACGGCTAATCCATCTGTCTTCATCGTGGTATTTACCCTGAATGGCATCATGGAATAGCCTTGGGCCGTCGCCGATGTCGTTGCATATGACCCTGTCCCACTTTCCCGAAAGGAGGGCGGCATGGGTGATAGCACAACCTCCTGCGAAAAGGTCTACAAGACACTCCCCAGCGGGGAGATTTTCTATCACCCAGTCCGCAATCTTGTTTTTACTGCCTTGATATGGAATGCCGTACTTCATCTTGTCAAAAAAACTCCCTGCCTTGTCCGATTCGGGCCACCTGCTTATGGCCGCTCCGTCTGACGTAGCCGGGTATCAGACGGTATGTACAAAGAACTCTTCCGGCTCGGCAGGGAGGTGTCGCTAAAAATCTTTCCTTTCCATCAGTACCACGTCACCGACTATGTACCGCCCCACCATCTCCGAGGCCAGCTCGTTGCATCTCTTCCTCTTCAGCCGCCCTTCCTCGTCCACTATCAGGATGATGTCGGACCACGGCTCGACCCTCACAATCTCGATAAGGCCCCCTACGGCCTTTTGCAACTCCCCGAGGGTAAATTCCCCGCCTTCGGGCCGAAAGTCGCTCACAAGGCCGTTTCCGTGCAAAATCACGGGCAGTTCGTGGGTTGTCCCCTTATTGTCAATGATGGTCGGCATAGTTCAATTCACTGAACAAATTCAACTCTTCTTCCTCTTTGGGCGTATCCTGCGCCATGGATTTTCTGTTGTTCCACATCGAACAAGAGAAAAAGTCTTCCGGTCTTTCGCTCCTTCTGATGGTAGGAAGACCGCCCGGAATAGGCCAAAGTCCCTCATTAATTACGTAGCCGAACCTGATGCCGCCTGGATCACCGAGCGAATCGTGGCATACAACCTCCCCCAGTCCCCCATGGACTGCTATGTTAACAGCTGACATCCGCACACATAATGAGTCTATATCTTCTCCTACAAGATAAGGCTCTCTTCCTGTCTCCTTGAGTTCCATACTCCGTCCCGCAAGCAGCATTCTTGATGATCCGCAAGTGGGGTCGTTTATTATCCTTCTTTTTCCGAATCTTGTAGGTTGTTCACCCGAAGCATCTTTACTGAGGGCGGCGGTCAGATCACAGACTGAGGGCGGGGTGAAGAACTGTCCTCTGAACGAGGCAACACCTTTTACCGCCTCCATAAATATATCTCCCCATGCGTCATACCACTCCCTGTGTTCAAGTTCTTCCGACATCCCATTGAAGTATTTCACCATGAGTTCATAGAATGACCTGTTGATTTCTTCTTTGTGTTTCCAATTGAGATTGGGTGCACCGCCCGGGTCCAGGAATGATATGATGTAATCGAGCAGGTCCGAGATTGTAGACACATGATCAAGCGAGTGTTTCCTGCACATAGCTTGGATTCCTTCCAATATTTCCTTTGCCAGTTCCATGATTATCCTACATATCTTGAGTGTGCGTCTTTCACATCTTCCTTAAGGGTCTGAGCGTAAATCGTTGTGGTGGCTATGGAGTCATGGCCGAGCATGATCCTCACCTCGTCTATGGACATCCCTCTCTTCAGCGCATGGGTTGCGACTGTCTTCCTCAGCAGATGGGGATGGAGGCGGAAGCCGCATCTCTTTCCTATGGCTCTCAATATGTTCTCAGCGATACCCGGCTCAAGTCTGCCGTTGTCCGGATCATATGTTTTCCCTTGTGCACTCATGAGTTTGGAGACATTCACTCCGCTACCTGAGGGTTCAGGTTCATATCCGAAAAGGGCGGGAGAGTTATCTTTTCTCACCTTCATGTAGGCGAGGTATGCGTATTTCGCACGTTGGGTTATATAGACCGTCCGGTATTTCTTCCCTTTCCCGAGCACCTGTACTTCCATATGGTCCCAGTCAACATCATTGCGGTTCAGTGCACACAATTCCGATATCCTGCACCCCGTAGAATAAAGCATCTCTATCCATGCCTTGTCCCTGAGTGTTTTTGCCTCAGCTCTCACCATCTCCATCTGCTCTTCAGTAAGGGCCTCTTCTGGTTTGTTGCGGACCTTTATCCTCTCTACCTTGTTCAGCGGATTGAATTTTATTATACCCTCTTTCATGCACCAGTTGAACATGCTGTTCATTGAACGGTAGAGTATCGCAAGATATGCGCTTGAGCAGCCGTCCACCTTTTTCTTGGCAAGGAATATCCTCATGTCATCGGAGGTGATGTCCCTAATATGCTTGCCCAAGGCTGAGAGAATATGACCGATGGTGACTCGATAGGTCCCCAATGTCCTTTCGGTGCAACCCTGCACCGCCTTCGCTATGAAGAATCTGGCTAAAATCTCCGCATCTCCGTTGTCAAAGACAACCACTGCCTGCTGCTTCCGGGTTATGTCGTAGCGGGACAGGGCGGTCACAAGGAATGATTCCAGATCTCTTATGAGATTGGGGTCTTTGCCCTGTTCAAGTAGCATTGCCCGGAAGTCCTGTATTATCTCTTCTTGAGGTGTCGCTATATCTTCCATTTCAGCGTTCGTCTTTTATATTCTTTTCCCATCTGTCGCACATCCTCGCATAAGCATTCGCCACGTCCTTGGCGAACTCCCGGTCCATCGTGGCGAACTGGCCGATGGTCCTGTCCTCGTCGGCACTGAACCATATCACCTCTACTCGCTCCGCCGTGCGGATTGCGTCACGGATGATCCTGTCGGTTGCGCTGGTCATGCTATTCTTTAAACTTGAAATACTTCAATAACTCTACGAGGTCCACAGGTGACGGGGTCTTGAAGTTCCGCATCATCTTGAAGATGTTCCTGCGCTTATCGTGTTCCATCCCCTCCGATATCGAAAGGAACACCAGCACCAGTTCCAGAATCTCCGCGGCCAGTGCGTGGAACTCCTGGTCCCTCTGCCCGGCGTATTCCGCACCTTCCCGGTACACCAGCTTGTCGAACGACACATCGAAGGCCATCTCCAGTTGGGTGATCATTCCCTGACAATGCCGGCGTGCTGCGTTCAGTGCCCGCTTCTTCTCCTGGACAAGGGTGCCTTTTGCGCCTATCTTGTCGAACCCGTCGGCGAGCCTGTAGGCCGCTATCTCCGCACCGTAGACCATGTTCATGACTGCCGCCACGACCACCATGGCCTCAAGGCTCAAGTCCGTCCTGTCTTCATTTATCAGTTTCATACTCCTTGTACTCAAAATACTGGTAATCCCTGTCCCCGAACTTGCGGTGTTCCATGGTCATGGATCTGCGGGTATCGGGAGTGTAGTATGCCGTATCGCTCCCCCTCTCTATGATGTACCCGAGTTTCCTGAGGTAGGACCGCTGGCAGATCTTCTTGTGGGGCTGCTTGGTCAGCTTGACCTTTGTCTTCTGAGGAAGGCCGAAAAGCACCCTCGCCCTGTCTTCCGCTATGTGCCGCTTTCTCGTCTCGACGCTCTTCGCCGCCTGCTCAGGTGTGCGGATTTCCTTGTGTCCCTTGCGGAACTGGAACTCCTCGCTCCTCGGTATGCGGTAGCCTTTCGGAGGGTATGTGCCGTGCGCAAGATGGGACCTGGCCGCCGCCTGCTCGGTGTTCTTCTGGCACAGCTTCCGGAAATGCGCACTTTTTTTCAGACCGTGCTTCCTCGCGAACCTGTGCAGCGACCCGTCGGAGATGCCGAACCTTGCCTTTATCTCGTCATTGCGGGTATGCTTGTAGTGCTCGATGATCCAGCCTTCAGCCTCTTCGGGTATGCCCTTCTTCATGAACTTCGCCGGATCGTAATGGCCCCTCACTCCCCTCATGCATCCGCACGATGTCGTGTGCCCGTTCTTGAGGTACTTCCTATTCACGGTCTTGCTGCCCCCGCAGTCGCACGTGCACCTCCACCATGAGGCTCCGTCCTCGTAGCGGTCGAACCCCACGACCAGCAGCTTCCCGAACCTCTTCCCTGTAAGGTCAAATTCCCTCTCTCTCGTCATTTGTCTTTTCCTTTATCGTTCCGTAAACCACGTGGTCATAATCGCCCGGCGACAGGATGTGCACCCACTTTCCTCGCATCTTTCTCTGCTTGTATGCGTTGTTCCCCGCTTTCGGCAGAATGTACATGGGGCCCGCTTTCTCTTTTGCCTCCTTCATTTCCCCGCCGCGAACATCAGTTGAATATCTCTGTATAAGGTCATCATGTCCTTGTCGGACAAAGTGTCGAGCATGTCGGTGAAAGTTCTGCATGCCCTCGTCTGCGATGCGGCGAATTCGGTCGCGTATGCATCGACCATCATCATCGCCCTTTTTTCTTCCTGTGCCATCTGATCTTATGAATTGATTCCTAATTCGTCGAAATGTGTGTATGTGCCGTTGGGCTGAAGAGTTATCTTCCTGTTCGGCTGCCCCTTGCGGTTCTTGCGGATGTACATGTCGAGCGTGGAGCTGCCGGCCAGCCTGTTGTCCGTGTCCAGTTCGGCATTTTCCTTCCTGTCGAGCATCAGGACCACGTCCGCATCCTGCTCGACGCTTCCCGAGTTGCGGATGTCGTGGAGTTCAGGGGGGCGGCCCTCCCTTACGCTGTCGCGGTTGATCTGCGACAGGAGGACGATGGGTATCCGACACTTGAGGGCGGTCGCCTTGAGCGTGTTGGTGATCCTCTCTATCCTCTGGGCGTAGAGCTCACCCTTCCGCTCGTCCGTGCGGATGTATCCGAGGTAGTCGATGAAGGCCACCCTGCATTCTCCTTTGGACGACTTGACGGTTATGGAGGATACTATCTCCTCCAGGGTGCGGGAGCTCTCGTCGATGACCAGCGGAATCCCCCGGAAGTAGTCATTCTGCGCCCTGTCGAACGCATCCCAGTCGACCGCTCCGTTGGCCATGTCATATGCGCCGACCTGCTCAGTGGAGAGCATGTACCTCTCCGCAAGGTCCACGGACGTCATCTCGAGGGAGTAGATCATCACCGGGACTGCCCCCCTCGCTGCCATGTATGCCATCTGGAGCATCACGGCGGTCTTACCGACCGAAGGTCTTGCCGCCAGCACTATGAGCTGGCCCGGTGCCATCCCGCCCTTGAGTTCGATGTCGAGGAGCCGGAAGCCCGTGGTGACCTTCACCCCGTTGCCTTCACCGATTTCCTGTATGTTCATCGCCAGCTCGTCCACCGCTTCCTCGACCGTCACCCCGGAGTTTTCCCTTATGGGGGAGGTCACTTTGTCCGATGCGGAAGTGACGGCTGCCATGACATCGGGGACGGTAGTGTCGGGAGATGACGCCACCCTGAGCATCTCCACTGCCGATGTGTAGAGTCTGCGCTTCGCGGAGAGGGTCTTCAGGACCTCGGCATGAGCGAGAGCTTCCTTGCGGGAGCCCGTTGATGTCACCATCCCGATCATCACCTCCTTGGAGATGCTCCCGTCCAGACGGGAGGTGAAAGTGACGCTGTCGACATGGGTCCCCTGTCGGTGCATGTCCAGGAGGGTGTCCCACGCCTTGGCCCACATCTGCGAGGCGAATGCTCCCGCGCCTACGGTAGCCGCCATCTCGTCGATGCAGTCCACGTTGGCCGCCGCAAGTACTACGACGTCCCTCTCGAGGTCCACGTCCACCGGAACGGGGAAGTCCGCAAGCGCTGTGCTACTTTTTGCTGCCATTTTTGAGACTTTCTATGTACTGCTCGGGGGTCATGAAGGTTCCTTCGGGGCGTGGACGGTCCTTGACGTAGTCGGCCTTGAAGCCGTACCACGAGTTCGCAGCCGAGGTGCGTATGCACTCTTCCGCCGGCAGACCCGCCTTCTGGATCTGCATCTTCACTTCGTCGAATGCGGTACGGGAGTTCACAGCCTTCTTCCTCTTACGGACTTCCATCCAGTCCCTGGCGGTCTGCTCGGTCACGCCGAGGTCAAGGAGAGCCTGATAGAAGTCGAAAGTATCACCGCGCTCGTCGCGGGGGGTATCTTTTTTATTATCTTTTTCTTTATAAGATTTATTATATACATTATTAAGGACCGATGCATTTTGCATCGCTACCGGTGCATTTTGCATCGCTACCGGTGCATTTTGCATCGGTGGTTCCACGACCCTGTAGTTGACGTTGCGCTTGCCGTTTCCGCCGATGTCGCAGGTCACGAGCCCCCGGTCACGCAGACGCTTGAGGCAGCGGTTGACCGTCACAGGGTCTACCCCCAGCCATTGGGCGATGTACTCGGACTTGCCGAAGTAAACTCCGAGACCGTCTGCAGAGAACTGGTATACGATGGCGTATGTGACCACGTCCGTCATGGTCCCTCCCACAAGGTCGATCATCCAGTCCTGGATCACTATGTACTTGCTCTTTCCCATGTCATCTCATTTTACCACCGCCGCCCGGGGACTCTCCTGTACGGTCTCCGGGAGGTGCGTTTCAAAAAGGGAGGTCTTCTCCTTCCTCCATGGCCTTCTTCTCCTGCTTCACCGGCTCCACATTGCGGACAGGAGCTCCCGCGGGGTTGACCTGCTTCACGCGCACCTTGCTATACCACGCCTCGGTCTTGTCGCTGTACGACGCACCCACGGTATAGGTGAGCTCCACGATGTCGCCCATTTTGATGCCCTGCTTCTTCATGTACCCGGCCTCGTCCATGCTGATCTCCCCGGCGAAGTCATGCACATAGCGCCCTTCGTCCACGTCAATCTTTATGGTGCAGCTGCCTCCCTGCCTTCCGTCCTTTCCGGTCCATGTCCTCATGGGCGACACCCATGTGAGCTTCCCTGTAACTTTCATTTCTTCCATATCTATCCGATTTTTATGATTCTGTACATTTTCCACATCTTGTGGCTCTTGGGGTCCCTCATGTACTCGGACACAACCTGTTCGTCGGTCCCCTCGAGCTCCTTCTTTATCTCGGCTATCCTCGCGCCCAGACGGTAGCAGCCGAACTTCCGTGACGCGGTGAGCTGGTTGATGCCTTTCCCCTCCCTCATGTAGGCGAGGATCTTCTTCTTCTGCGACAGACTTGTCGCTGCGTTTACGTTGACGTTCATATCATGGCGTTTTTGTGGTTTCAAGTCCGTTGGCCCTGTAGAGGGCCCTGAGGTTCTCGGCATCGCGCTCCCTCATCTCTTCCGGGGTCTCGCGGACGGAGCCCTGGCGGACGAGATGCGGACGTACCGACGGGGAAAGATTGGCAATCCTTGCGTACGTGACATCGGGGCGGTAAGTGTTGACCATCCCCCTTATGAGGTCAAGGGAGTACTTAGGGCAGTCAGTGCGGCAGAAGTCCAGAGCGTCGCCCTGACGCTCCCCGAAGTTGCGGAGAGGGAGCCATCTTTCGGTCCCGTCCTTGTCAAGCATGTATGCCTCGACCACGTACCCGTGGCGGGTATTGTTCACCTCAAATATCATAAGTTCACCTCCTTGTCAATTCTTGTTTTGCACCTCTTCCAAAGATCCATGATATGTTTGTCCGCAACTATGACAAGCCCGGTATCTTTGAAGCGGTTCTTGACATAAGCTTGTATGATCTTCCATAGGGACTCTATTTCATCATTCCCCATACGATACCAGACTGTTCGGGTCACAGCTATGCAATAGTAAAACGCATAACAATCGTTCATTGATTTTAAAGACTGTCTCATAATCACGCCTCCTTCCTTTCTTTGAGGAACCCCTTCCCGAGGTCGTAGCAGATGTAGGCGAAGAGGAAGAGCAGGAGACATGCTCCGCCGTCCCTTCTGATTGCGCTTGCGATGGCGAGGGCCCCCAGTCCGAGAGCCGCCGCGAATGCCAGTACCGACTGGCCCGTGATTGAAAACTTTTTCATATATCCTTTGTTTTTCTGTTGTCCCTGAAAAGCGCCCGGGAAGTTTTTGAGAATGAAAAGACACTATCCTTAAGATCATGCACTGGACCCCGGGCGCGGCGCATCACTGCGTTGATTGTCAAAAGTTGTCAGTTTTTTTCCTCATCGGTTCCAGCTCGGACCGCATCACCCCGTCCTTGTGCCCGACCGATACGGTACGGACGTATCCCCTGTCGCGCCATGACTTTATCGTCCTGACACTCACTCCACAGTAGTCGGCCGCCTCGGAGAAGGTGAGGAACCTGTCCTCCTTCATTTCGGCGTATATCCGCTCAAGGAGTTCGGAGATGTGGTACAGGTGATCTTCCGTATTCATCGAGTCTGGATTTTGAGTGTCACCATCAGGTTGTCGTAGTCGGTCACAAAACCGAACCTGACCGGGAGAGTCTTCTCGCGATTGAGCTGGTAGCCGGTGACGACGCATGACTTCAGATCCCCGAGAGTATCAAACTCCAGTTCCCTCTCTTTTTCTCCGACAGGGATAGACTTGTAGTACTCTCGCCACCGGTGCTCCATGAAATTCTTGTCAATCATTAGTTATTCTAAATTTTGTTTTTGAAAACGGAAGGCATACCTTTGCGGTTAACTTGCGAAGTATGACCTCTTTCCGGTAAAGGAGGTAGCCGTTCCGTTGATTAGTTATTGCAAATATACAACATTTTTTAGAAATCAAACATTAAATCTAACATTTTTTTAAGTTTTTTATGAATACTGAGTTCAAGGACCGAATTAACAGGATAAAGCTCCAGTACGGAATGAACCAGGAGCAGATAGCCAAAGAACTTGACGTGACCAGATCCTACCTGTCGGCGGTGATAGGTGGAAGTAGTCCTTACAGCAATCTCCTACGGAAGAAAGTGGATGAAAGATTCCCTGATGACGGGAGCGGAGTGCCCAAAGAGGAAATGGTCACCATCCCGGCAAGCACTCTCGAGATGATGACGGAAACGATAAACAGGCTGACCGAGGTCAACCTGTCACAACAGAAGGATATATCGAGACTTATCGGCATGATCGCCCCTCAGACCAAACAGAATGCAGGGTGACCAGCTTCGTCCCAAGGTATAAAGGTAAGTAATTTTTTACGATATGGAAAAAATGAAAGAAAACACGGCGCTGACATGGAAGAATCTGGTCATTGTGCTCGGCGCACTACTGGTGCTGTACTTCGTCGGGAGGTCATGCGCGGAGGATGCGATGAGCTACGAGTCCCAGATCAGGGACTATGAAAAAGTAGTATGCGGTTATGCCCACAAGGTGGTGATGCACCAGCTGAGAGATACGGTGGTGATATACGATAATGACGGGACAATCATCGGGGAGTCGGTGGAAGGGAGATTTTTCTATGACCGGGGATACGACCATACGGTCCCCGACGACATCAGGCGCATGAGGATAGGGATATACTACTTCCAGGACGGGAAGCTTGTGACCAGTCACAGCGGGTGGTCAAACGACACTACCCTCAGGACGAAGGCCATAGAGAAATTGCGGGAAAATAAAGTAACCGAAAAGTAATGGTTACTTTTTGTCACTTGAAGAAGTCCGCCTTCGCGAGGATGTCCGCCCCCTCCTCCCGGGACACCTTGATGTACTTGAGGAACGTGGCGTCGTCCTTGTGGCCCGTCAGGAACCTGCACACCCTGATGGGCACTCCCTCAAGGTACAGGTTGGTGGCTCCGGATCTGCGGGCAGTGTGGGTCGAGACCAGCTGCCACTTTTCCGAGGTGGAGATGACGGTCTTGCCGCCCTTCGTGATGCGGGTCTCGATGGACTGCGTGAGTCCGGCCTTCCTCGCCACCTCCTTGAGTTTGAGGTTGACGTTGACTTCCGAGAGTCTGGGAGCGTGACCGTCCCAGCGTTCGAGGATCTGCACGACCTTCGGGGAGCAGGGGATGACGACCTCGCCGCCGGTCTTGGGCTGGATAAAGCGGATCTTCCCGCCGGAGATGTTGGCCATGGAGAGCTTGGAGTAGTTCTGATATCTGGACCCGGTGAGGTAGCCGAGCATGAAGAGGTCCCTCGCCTTCCGCTCCTCCTGCGACTCGAGGCCGAGGTTCCAGATGCGGTCGACCTCATCCTTGGTGAGGTAGACGGTGTCGGCGGTTTCGAACCTGTGCGGGAAATCCTTGTAGGCGGTATTGGCGTGGAACCCTCTGCTCTCTCCTTCCCTGAGCACCGCACGGACCTTGTTGGTGAGAGTGGAAATGTAGTTGAGTGAATACCCCTGCCGCTTCATGAGCTCGTTGAAGCGGAAGTACCAGTCGCCGTCGATATCCTCCCAGTCGTCACGGGTCCCCATGACGGCGGAGATCCGGCGGTAGGCGAGCTGGCGGTAACGCCTGGACGGCATGTCCCGGTCGGCGAACTCGCGGAAGTAGTCCCAGAACCTGGGACGGGAGGAAGGCAGCGGGGTGTCGTCACCGAGGGCGTACGAGATGGCGGCGAGCACCTGGGTCTCCGTCATGACGGGCGACTCCACCTCAAGGAGTCTCGACTCGATGCGGCTTATCGCCTTCGATGCCTCGGCGTCGAGGAAGCGCTTCTGGATCTTCTTCGCGGAGGGGTTGTAGTTGCGGATGTTGATGGAGATGCCGAGCGCCCGGCGGTACTTTTTTCCCCGGTGGGAGACTACCAGCCTGACGCTGGCGGTGGATGAGCCAGGAGATGTCCTGACCTGGAAAGAGTGTGTCATGGTTTCGCAAGTTTGCGACAAATATAGGACATTATCCCGACATGGGCACGGATTTGGGCACGGATTTGGGCACAAAAATTTCCGAAAAACCGGAAGTTCTTCGGAAAATCATGGAAGTCGGGGAAAAGAAAAACGCCCTTCCGGGCATCAGAAAGGCGTTTTAAGGCATTGTGGCGGCATTTTCGGATTCCGCCTTTTGAGCCGCGAACGGGACTACATTTTTCGGGCACTGAGGGCCCTGTAGCGGACGTTTGGGCACGGACTTGGGCACGAATTTCCCATTAATCCCCAAGAAGGATATCGTCAAGATGTTTATCCACCAGGAGATCGACCATCTTGCCCGGGCGGACGTTGCGGTGCATGTTCACCCACCGCAGAGTGTCCCTTGTCTTCCGGTCGACGGTTATGACCATCTGGACCCTCTTGTCCTCGGGGGCAACCGCCTTGCGCCCTGCCCCTGGTCTCCTGCCTCCCCGGTTGTCCATTATCGTATTGCGTAAGGTACTGCGATGTATCCGATTTCCCTTGAACCCCGCTCGGTGTCGGTGATGCGGTAGAGTATATACTCCAGTCCCATCCCGAACTCCAGGTTAAGTTTTTCCATGATGTCATCGGCTTCCTCGGTGGTGATTTCGAACTCTCCTTCTCCCTCGTTCTTTCCTGTGTCTCCAAGTTCGACGAAGTAGTAGCCCTTGCTTGCCTCCTTGAAGGCTATTTCGTCATCCTCGTATTCGATGATGCAGGGGTCTGCGTTTAATGTGAAAACTGCCATGTAAAGGTCTTCACAGGCTAAAAATTGCTCTTGTGTCATAATTGTATAAAGATTTAATCGTTGCCCTATCGCCTCATATCTCAACCACGATGCAAAGTTAACACTATTTTTTGAATAAACAAATTATTTTTTCATTTTTTTTAAACTTTTCGCAAGAAAAGTGCCTCCGCGCATCACTGCGAAGAGGCACTCCCTATGAAAAATACATTATTAGACTATGCAAAGATAACGAATTATATTACCATCTTTATCAATTTCCATATTTCCTTCCTCCACCCCGCTGCCGCCAAGAGTATCAGCGGCCAGAACACCCACAACTTGAACTTCTTCGCCGGGGAGAGTTTCTTCTCTACCTCAACGGGAACAGCGACCTGTACGGAATCAACCTTGGAGATGTAGGAAGTGTCATGCACCTCCCTTGTCCTTTCCCTCCACCGCTCCACGTACTCGGTGATGCGGATGGTGTCACCCTTGACCTGCTCCTTGATGTAGATGGAGTCACGCAAGTAGACTGAGTCTCTCACATGGGAGGACAAGTAGGTCGTGTCCCTCTGTACCACAATGTGCTCCACTATCCGAGGAGAGCAGCCTACAAGCAAAAAACAAAGTGTGACAATTTGTAACGGTTTCATATCTTTTCGACAAAAGTCCCCGTACCTGGCAGCACCTTTCCGACAGGATAGCCGGGCAGAGGGGGACTTGATTATGCGCCGAATCCGGCAAGTATCAGTATCATGAGCACCAGCCCGGAAAACATCCCGAGGAAGCCCCATACGATGTCGTATGGCTCAAACTCCCCTCCGTGCTTCTCGTCGAGATACTCCTTGACGAATGCGAGGGCCATGACGAGCAGCGGACCGCCGATGACGGAGAAGTTGCCGCACCCCACGAGGGCGAGAACGGCGGTGAAGAGCTGCGTCAGGACGAGTGCGAAGATGAAGTGGTAGTAGCGGTCCCTCCCGAAGCGGTTGAGGAAGGAAGTGAGGTTCTGAATAAATTTGTACATGGTATCAGAAATCAATAAAAGCCGTAAGTACTTGATTAGCAAGTAGGACATTTTGGTAGGACAAAAACCCCAAAATGTCCTAAACTTTTGTCCTATTTTGCGGATAACTCAAAGTTTGTCTCAAAAATTGCGGGAAAACAACCCGGAAGCGGGTGCAGAAATCAAAGTCACACGTTCATCACCTTGACCTCTCCCCGCTGGCTCCCGGTGTTGGAATAGAGGGCAATGTGCATCCATCGTGTCTTGCCGCTCCGCTCGTCCAGCAGCTGGTCGAAGCGTGTGTTCGTGTTGTAGAGCCATTTCCTTGTGAATGCGATGAAGTCGTCAATCTTCCCGTTGGACGGCTGAAGGTCCGCCGCCCATCCTTTCATGTGGATGCTCGACGCCACTCCCCCGACGGCCTTGTTGAGCTTCTCGCAGCGGTAGCCGGAGGTGACCTTTATCGGTCCGCCCCATGCGACACGGAGCGGTTCGAGTATCTTTTCCGTCAGTTCCGAGAGGTGCTCCACCACCTCGAATGACGGAGAGTTGTCTATTTTCTTCTTGGTCGCCGTGTCGGAAGCAATCAGCTCCTTCAGAGCGAAATGAGGGAAATTCGGCATGGCTTATGATTTTTTTATGAACCTTCCTTTCTCGTCACGCTCCCGCTTCGGCTTGATGATTCCCTCGGCCTCGGCTGAATCGATGGTCGCACCTATCTTCTCCGCTCCGGCCCGGAAGACCCAGCGGTAGAGGTTCGCCCACGACAATTCAAGGCCCTTGGTCTCGAGGTAGTTGCCTACGATGCTTATTATCTCATTGCCCATCACCATGCCGAGGATGACCCACTCGAGGACCTGCGTCTCGAAAGCCAGGCCCACCGATGCGGCGATGATTATCCAGCAGGTGTAGTCGGCTGCCTTGGCCATTGTGCGGCGGAAGGCCCGTGAGAACGTTACTCTTTCGTTTCTGTGTCTTGCCGCCCGTAGTCCCCATATGAGGTCAAGGATGATGAGGGGGACGGCGCATATGGCGTAAGGGACCATCTTTATCAGTGCGGAGTGAAGGAATGCGAGAGCGGTCACGGCGACACCACCTTGGGCCACCGTGCTCATGGTTGAAGAGGAATCGAACGTCATGGCTATGTCAAGTTGAGCAGCAGGACATCTATGACGTCCACCGCATCCGGGGCCTTGTCGACCACGAAGTCCAGCAGGGCCCTCTCGCTGACCCTGCACGGAATCTTCACGTCGACCTCCTGCCCGAGCATCTGGGAACTCGCCCTGTCGAAATCGAGGATGACGTCCTTGACCTCCGGGAGCAGTTCCGCCGCCTTGTCGTTTTCCTTGGACTGGGCCGCCGCGAAGTAGGCATTGACCATCTCCTGCTTGTCGCCGATGATTTCGGACCTGAGCGAAGAGATGTCGCCCTCGATGTCAGCGGCTATCCTTTTGAGGTACACCCTGTCCTGTATGAGTGCTATCTTCATCTCCCTGTCTTCGCACTCCCTCAGTGGGAGAGCGTCAAGGGCCGATACGATGCTTCTGATGTCTGACTTTTTCATTATTGTGCCGAGTATGTTATGGTTTCGGTGTAGTAAGGTGACGTGGTCGGGGTGAGCGCCATGTAACCGACGGCCGCATTGGCCCTGACGAGGTACGATACGCTGTATCCGGGATACATCATGCCGAAGTCTGTGTCGAAGAAGAACTCGGAGTTCCATGCCACCTGTGACGAAGGATTTTCGGATATAAAGATTTGGTGCGACATGCTGCCGAGACAGTTGTTATTGTAGTCTGTGGTCCCTGCGGCGTAAAGGTCGACGGAGATGGTGATGATGACGTCCTCCGTAGTGTCGGGCCTCGTGTAGTCTGAGCCGAAATGTCCGGAGACGAGGAACCCGTTGCCGTCCGAGTTGGCTGTGATGCTGTCGATGTAGAAGTACGGGAGGTCATTGCTCGACGCCTGCCACGTCAGTCCCACGAGGTCGGGAACGCCGATGAGGTCGGACTGCCACGAGTCACCCGGTTCGCTCCCGCCCGGCTCCTTCACCGTCACCCATGTGGAAATGTCCGACTGGTTATTAGCCACGAGATACCTCGACGACGACAGGAACACGCTCCATGTCCAGTTCACTCCGTTCTGCTGGAGTTCTGAGGGCACGGTTGTGCTGTCCGAGAGGTCGAGCCTCCATGATGCCCCGGCGGTTCCCTGCGTATGGCCGCCGAGGGTGGTGAGGGTAGTCGTGTTGTACGGGTACAGGCAGTGGATGTACGAGTACCCGGTGGCGGTCGTTATGAGTATGCACGGGTAGCAGTTGCGTATCGTCACGGAAGAGTGGAAGAAATCCTCGATGTTGATTTCCTCGTAATTGTTCGACCTCGTGGCGTAGGTGAGGTTGACGTACAGGGCGTAAGGGGTTCCGATGTAGATGCGCTCGATGTTGCTCCCCCACTTGTACGCCTCGCCGCTGAGGTTGCACGTTGCGCCCTTCTTGTATCCGTACTGGTGCGAGGAACTCACGTCCTCGGGGCACACGAAATCGCTGAAGCGGTACACCTCACCCGATGCTCCGGAAGGGGCTTCGTACACGAAACTCCTGTTGTGCATGTCAAGGATGGTGTCCGATATGTACGACACGCCTCCCCTCACTCCGTAGACGAGTGCGGTGTCGTAGAGCGACGTTCTTCCGGCGTTCTTCCGCTGGTCGTCGGTGTTCATATGAAGTACGGGAGCGGTCATCGTGGGGTTGGTGCTCTTCAGCGGTTTCCACTTCGCCCACTTGTTAATCTTCCCGTTGCTGACTCCGTACTGAATCAGCCCGCCGATGTCGGAGAGGTTCGAGTTGAGGGCCGTCTGGATATCACTTATCCCGACGGCTCCGGTAATCTTCTCTGTGCTGCTGTTCCAGGGCATTTTTCTTGTCTATCATATTATACTTTATCCTTCCATTGTCGAGACTGACTTCCACGATGTATTTCTTCGCAAGGTGCTCAATCAGTCCGGTGTCCAGTTCGTCACTCGTCAGGGTCATCGTCGGTCACCTCCCTGGCGATTTCCTTCGCCATCGTGCGCCACGTCTGTAGGGCATCGAACTCATCCCTGCTTGTCGGGTCTGACAGGTAGTTGAGCTGGATCGCCTCGACGTCATCCTGCGAATAACGTGAGCGGATGACCGCCGACACGACTGTGCTGTAATGCAGGTCGGGTACGGTCACTGAGGAACAGATGTACCCATCCTCCACCGCCGTGATGTTGTAGTTGACCACGATGATGTGGTCGTTGAATCTGATGACCCTTTCCGGTCTTTTGTCGTAAGTTTCCATCTTATCTCTTTTCTTCATTCCCCTTCGCCCCCGAGACGGGCTCCGGGGATAAGGATTAAACGGCGAAAGTAAATGCTGCCACAGGCCTCGCTAGCAACTGGTAGCACTTGCTGTAGCCGCCGAAGATGCCGGAGTAGAAGTTGCAAACCCAGGCGCCGCCGCTGGAATACTCCGTACTACTCCAAAAGTAGCTGTTAGTAGGATACACAAATGGCGAAACGCCTCCGGCGCTCTTGTCCGCAATGCGCTGCATCGTGTTGGCAAACAGAGGGGTGTTTGCCTCCGTCGTTATCGTCTCGTCGGCATAGTTGACCGAAATGGAGCCGTTGGTGACTCTCCCTCTCGAATTGTGGTAGAAGTTATAGATTCTCGCGAGCAGTCCGGCGGCCGGCAGAGCCCAGTTGCCCTTGCTGTACTGGGAATTGAGTTCGCCCTTGCTCACCGAGGGCTCATACAGGGCGCACGCATAGGCAGCCGGGTAGAAGAATTCGTCGTAGACGGTATTCCCCGAATTGTCCTCACGGAGAGCGGCCATGGCGTCACCGAGTTCGGCGATGGTAGTGGGGACAGAAATGTCGAGGTATCCGAGTATTATGGCGTCAGCGTGGGCCTTTATGGTGGCGGTGTTCTGCCTCGAGGCGAAGTCCGCAGCCGCGGAAGGGGTGTCAGTCCCCACGTATATTTCGGCATAACCGTCGTCCTTGGTGGCGTCAAGGTAATTGTCGTCCACGTAATTGTAGTTGAGGTTCGTCCCGTTGACAATGCCCGTCCTCGTATGATTGGTGAGGGCTGTGTCAGTGGCCGATGACAGGTTAGAATCTTCCGCCACCTCCGTAAGGAGAGCGGTAGGGAACCCGTTGGTTCCTGCTGCATCTGTATAGAGACCCCATCTCGGTGAGGATGTCACCACCTGCCCGTCGGAATCGACGACCGTGACGTCCTCCTTACCCATGACAGAGAGGGAGTAGCCGGTGAGCACGTCGTTGGCGTCGAGTATCTCGTCACGCTTGACTACGACTCCCGCAAGGTCCTTGGAGGCGTCGTATTCGGCATCAAAAGTCCCGTCCAGATAAGCGAAGTCGCCCACTTTCGGCACACGGCGGTAGAATCCCACCTGCTTTTCGCGGGTGAGGGTCGTGACGGCTCCGGTGGAGGGGTTGATTATGTCCATCTCCACTATGACGTTGAAGGATAGGTTGAGGGCGGGGTCTGACAGCGACGTCACGACGAGTACTCCCCGCACGGAATCGCTGAAGTATGCGTACTGCGATGCCTGTGCGGCATCGTCAGTGTCGAAGTACCACCTCACGCTCTCTTTGCCCGTGGCCGTATTGAGGAGCACGTTGTTTCCGGTCGTAGGCAGGATGTTGAGTGACCATCCGTCGAAGGTCCCGGTGGACTCGATGTACTTTACGCCCTTGACGTTATAGTCCAATATGGTATTCTTCGGGTAATCGATGTAAAGGTCGTTGTCCACCGACTGCACGTTGCCGAACTTGTCCGCAAGGACCTGCACCTCGGTAAAAGTGAGATAGCGGTCGTTGGCTGCGGAAAGCATCGTCACGTCCCCCGTCATCGTCACGGCGTCGGAAGATGCGTACCACATGAGCATATCGGCGCGGACGGATGTCCAGTCAACGTTGAGGAACGTGGCGGAAGTGACGGACGTCCCGGAAGCGACCTTCGACGACCAGACGTTCTGGGCGAGGAGGGCCACGTCAAGGGAACCGGCTTCCGCCTCGTCCACGTAGATGGTGCTGAGGTAATCGACCCCCTCGAAGTCGACAGTGGTCAGACCGGGCTGCGCATCAATCGTGAGCCTCGTCAGGGTCGAGGGGAAATGCACCACCGACAAG